CGCCCCGCTGCACATCCTTTCCTGCGAAGGGCTGGAAAGTTCAAATATAGATTTGCAGCTAAGTGCAAACGCACAGGGCGACGGCGGCACTGTAACGGTGGACCGGTACGATTCCAAGCCCATTACCATGGTGCTGGAGGTGGACCGCAAAGAGGATAGCGAGGCATGGGCCGAAAAACTGCGCCGCTTTTTTGTCCCCCATGTGGATACTACCATCACGGTGGATAACTGCGGGAGGCAGACGATGAATACTTTCCGCCTTTCAAAGTTCCGCCAGCAGCGCACAAACCTTTATGAGCCTTTTCGCTTTCTTCTCGACATCATATGCCCTGACCCTTACATGAAAAGCGTGTCGGAGTATGTCTCTAACATGGCCGACCATCTGGCGCTTTTTACGGCCCCCTTTGCACTGTACCCAAACGGCGGCGCGCTTTCCGTGCGCCGGTTCAATGAGGAACTGCTCATTATAAACCGCGGCGATGTTGACACGGGAATCATCTTCGAGTTCAGTGCCAGCGGCCCGGTGAAAAACCCGCGAATTGACAACCTCACCACGGGTGAATTTCTGCGCGTAATGGTGGATATGGCAGCCGGCGACGTGCTTGTGATAAACACACAGCGCGGGAAACACGCTATCACGCTGAACGGCGTATCCGTCACACAAAAAAAAGACCGCGACCAGAACTGCCGGTTCTTTCAGCTTGCCGTGGGCGAAAATGTGCTGAAATACAGCGCCGATAATGGCTATGCAAACCTTTCCGTGGTGCCCCGCCACCGTTACGAATATTACGGAGGCTGAAAAATATGGGAAGCTTGGAAATCAACATTCTGGACAAAAACCGCCAGTTGCTGCACAGCATTGACGTGTTTCGCACGTTGATATGGACACGGAGCTACACCGAACCGGGGCGGTTTGATTTGTACTGCTACCAGCCGGACTTTCCCCGACTGCGGGAAGGCGTCTATCTATGCACAAACCGGCACAAAGAACTGGGCCGCATTGACACGCTCAAGCTGCTGCGCTCTCGGCATCTTGCCTTCATTTCCGGCAGTTTTTCCGAGGCGGAATATAACGACCGCATTATCGAGAGCGTGCAGGATATCAACACCAACCGCGAAGACGCCATCCTTTCCCTGCTGGATGATTTTGCAGTATCGGCCCGGCCGGTGCCCTGCCGTCCAGTATTGGCCGCCTCGCAGCAGCGCGGCGGAGATGTGGCCTTTCAGGTGACGGGCAAGCCCCTGGGGGATTATGTGTATACCCTCGCCTACGCGGCGGGCCTGTCACTTCGAAATGTATATGACTTTCCAACCGACACCCTGCGGGCAGAGGTTTGGCAGGGGCTTGACCGGCGCAGCAGCCAGACAGACAACCCGCTCGCTATTTTCGGCGGGGACGAAGAAAACGTCAAACTGGGAGACTATACGCTTTCCACGCGCGACGAGAAAAACGTTGCGTGGGTGGCCGGAGAGGGCGAAGGCGCCGAGCGTGTCATTGTAGAGGTAGACCGCACAAACGGCGCCCCACGCAAAGAGCTATGGGTAAATGCCGCCGACATCCGCAAGGAAAGTTCTTCGCGGGCTACATTGACCGACGAGGAATATCGAGAATTGCTGGTGCAACGTGGAGATGAAAAGCTGGCAAAGTATAAGCGCACGGAAAGCGCGGCGCCTACCCTGCTGCCTCAGTCAAACCTTGTGTATGGAAAGGATTTTGATTTGGGCGACCTGGCCGAGTACCACGATGACGAGGCCGGCATTATGGTGGAAGCCCGAATTACAAAAGTGGTGGAAACCTACGAGGGAGGCGAAGAAGCTGTGGAAATCTATTTTGGCGATGAAGAAAAGAAAATTATGCAGAAGGTAAAAAGGGAGGCATCGGAATGAGTTTACAGGTTGGCATTTTTCGCTCGGAGGTGATAGGCAAGGATGAGAGGCTGGGCCTGCCTATTTTCGACAGGGCGGTGACGGAAGAGTTTTTGGAAAAGCTTTTTTTCATGGTATATGGGGATGGGGTTTTCCCCTCACCTTCCACAGCATTCCAGTTGCGCGCCGGTACCGGCCTGACCGCCGCTATTCAGCCGGGGGCCCTGTTTTGCCAGGGCAAATTTGCCTATGACACGGAAGCCGCGCCGGTGACTTTTACCCAGAACAGCGGCGAACAGAACTTGATTGCCCGGCTTGTGTTCCGCTGTGACCTGCCCAACCGCACAGGCGATTTTGTTGTTTTGTACGGCACTCCGGCCGCTGAACCGCAGGCGCCGTCTCTCACACGCACAGCAGATATACATGAGCTGGGCATTGCTGATGTTTTGCTTAAAGCCGGTGCGGAAAGTATCACAGATGCCGATATTACAGACCTTCGCATGGATTCATCTCTTTGCGGCATCATCACGGGTTCGTTGGAAATCACCGACACCACGGAAATTTTTGCGCAGTTCAAGGCGATTTTTCAGGGGCTTTTTGACCAGATGGAGACAGAGGCCGCTGAATTGGAGGACGTTATCGCTGGCATCGAGCAGGGCAGTGAGATGATGCTGCGCACAGTGTATGACCCCCAGAGCAAGGGCAAGCCGTATATCCCTGCTGAAGAGGTACAGGCCCTTATCGCTGACCTCAAGCGCGAGATACCGCAGCCCGGCCATTGGGTATTTGCCCCCTATCGCTTGACATATGGTGATGAGAGCGTCAACTCTAAGCGTTACCCATGGGTAAATTATGATGACGACCTCGACAAAACAGTATATGCCGCGCTGTATGCGGCCATTGGCGACACCATGAGCGACGGCGCCGCAGACGGCATGTTCAACTGCAAAAAATTGGCAGAGAGGTTTCCACTTGTTTGTGGTGCTAATTTT